AGAAGAAAAGAAAAAGGGTGGTGAAAATGTTAACCCATTATTGGTAGCATCCGATTTAACAACTGGTCAAAATCCAGATGGTAGTTTGACCGCAATGTTGACCACGGGTGTTTCACAATCTTCATTAGCAGGTGATAAGAGTTATGGGGTTACTGGTATTCTTTGGTTGACATTTGACCAAGGAGCTATCAACGCATCCTATTCTAAGATGAAGTTTGAGAAAGGTAAACTAAAACATATTATGTCGTATGCCAACACCACCGCATATCTCAAAGGGACATGGATGAATATGGCAGGCGCAACGTGGGTTAAACCCGACCCAAAATGGGGCGTGGTTGGAGTAAGTGGTAACGTAATTATTTTAGCAATTCCCGACAAAATGGAAAAGAAAACCGCAATCAGTTATGCAACATCACTTGCGGCATTTTGGATGCACAATCCAATTCAATTAAACGAACGAGCAACACTTTCTCCACAAGTATTTTTACTGGGTGCACCAGTTTCATATAACGATATGACAAAGTTTACCTTTAGTGACCAATTAAGTGCAATGATTGGTAACTCTGTAGACTATAAGATTACCAAGCGATTTGGTATGGCAGGCGCACACAGAGTAATGGTTCCGTCAACAGGAAAACCTCTACACTTTTTACTCATCGGTTCTCGGGTAACACTATAAGGAGTTATTATGATTAAAGATTTACCGTTTTCAGAACAAAGTGCATTATTTGCAAGACTCAGTAACTTAGCATATCAAAAACCAGAAGACGCAAAAAAGTTATTTAAGAAAGCAGGATTTACTGAAATCACATATTACGGAAATGACGGTAGTAATGCATATGTAATTGAAAGTGATGTAGATGTTGTTGTAGTCTGTCGTGGTACTGAAGTCAAAGAATGGAATGATATTAAAGCCGATTTAAACATTGACCGCGTACCATCCAGAACAGGCATCGGATTGGTTCATCGTGGGTTCAGAAACTATACTGATAAGATTTGGGAACCAATCAAGAGTCATATTAAAGGAACAAAAGAGAAGACCTTATGGATGACGGGACATAGTTTAGGCGCTGCTATGGCAACCTTGATGGCTCGTCGTTGTGTCCTTGATATTTCTATGAAAGTTCCAACATTATTTACGTATGGTAGTCCACGTGTTGGTAATCGTGTGTATATTGATGAATTTAATACTCAATTGGTACATCATCGTTGGGTCAATGATGGTGACATTGTAACAAAAGTACCATTCTCACCATTTTATTATCACTGTGGTATCATGCATCATATTAGTAGTGCTGGAAAGGTTACGGTTGAATATGATAGAAAAATTAGTTGGACTCGCATCTTATCTTTGTTAATGCCACATGGCATTTTCAAGTTAATTATGGGAGACGCACAAGACCATTCCTCAGAACTATATACCCAAAAGTTGATGTTCTGGGCATTGAATGATGTATCACAATCTTAACCAATTAGGAGAAACGTATGGACATCAGTAAGCTCAAAGGTCACGTTCCAGACGCAGTTATTGCTCAAATTCCAGAAGTAATGGACAAGTTTCAAATCAACACTCCACTTCGTCTCTGTCATTTCCTCGCACAATGCGGTCACGAATCTGGTAACTTCAAGGCAGTGAATGAAAACTTGAATTATGGGGCAAAGGGACTTCGTGGTATCTTCCCAAAGTATTTTCCAACCGATGCGCTCGCAGCAGAATACGAACGTAAGCCAGAAAAGATTGCAAACAAGATTTATGGCGGACGTATGGGTAACGGTCCAGAAGCAAGTGGTGAAGGTTACAAGTTCCGTGGTCGTGGATATATTCAATTAACTGGGAAGGACAACTATTCAGCATTTGATAAGGTGGTCGCAGAAGATATCACCGCAAATCCAGACCTCGTAGCGACCAAGTATCCACTTCTTTCAGCAGCATGGTTCTGGAACTCACGTAAGTTAAATGAAATTGCAGATAAGGGAGCAACCGACGCAGAAGTGACCGCAATTACCAAGAAGGTAAACGGTGGAACAATCGGACTTGATGACCGCATCAAGCACTTTAAGGAATTCTATAATTTAGTAAAGTAATTTCTTTTTAAAAGATAGTTATATAGGTGGGGGTTGACAATCTGTTAATCCCCATTTTATATTTATGGAGGTTCTTATGTATAAAATTTTACTATTTGCACTAGCATTACAAGCAGTGCCTATCGCAAAATTACCACTTCCATCAAAAACATTACGAGATACAACAAATAACGTAATTGTTATACATAATGACGGTGGAAATATGGATGCAAGAACGACACACCAAGTTCTTCGTCGTCGTAGATTGTCTTATCATTATTTTATAGACAAAAGTGGAAAGATATATCAATTTGTTGACCCAAAATATGTTGCAAAACATGCGGGAATTTCTTGGTTTGATGGGTTGGTCAATTGGAATAATTTTAGTATCGGTATTTGTTTGCAAGGTAGAAATACTACTCCATACACCGATAAACAATACGCAAGTTTACAATCGTTGGTTACAATGTTACACCAACGATACCCAGATAGTCGTGGAAAACCACTGTATACGCATGCACAAGTCGCGTTTCCACGACCACGAAAGAAAGATCCTGGTGACTTGTTTGATATGACACGAATTAAAGTAGATAGTATCTAATAGAGGATAAAGGTTATGATTCAATACGCTGATGTAATCGTAGATTTACAAGCAGGTGATACGGGAAAGGGTAAAGTTGCTCACGCTCTTGCCAAGAACTATGATATGGTTCTTCGGTATAATGGTGGAGCAAACGCAGGACACACGGTATATCACGATGGAAAAAAGATTGTGACCCACCAAGTTCCTATCGGTGTATTGTTTGGTATCCCAAGCTATATCGGATTGGGATGTGTTGTTAATATCCAAAAGCTGGTAGAAGAAATTCGTGACTTACAAGCCCAAGGTGTTTACACCGATGGATTGATATTTGTTGACAAACGAACACATGTAGTATTCGGATATCACCTCGATGAAGATAGTAAAGATTCACGAATTGGTACCACCCGTCAAGGAATTGGTCCAGCATATCGTGATAAGTATTCACGACAAGGAACGCGTATTGGAGACTTAGATTTAAGTTCAATTACTGATTTTAAAGTTTGTGACATCTACGAAGTATTATTTTCTGGAAATCAAAAGCGTATTTTGTGTGAAGGGGCACAAGGATTCCAAATTGACATTGATTGGGGTGATTATCCATACGTGACTAGTTCGCATTGCACGATTGGGTCTGCTATTCTGAACGGACTTCCTCCACAAAAGTTACGATATGTGTATGGTATTATGAAGGCATACGAAACGTATTCTGGATTCAAGACTACGTTTCAAGATGAAAATGATGCTGACCTTCAAAAGATTCAAGAAGCTGGTGGTGAGTTTGGCGCAACCACGGGTCGGAAGCGGAAGGTTCGGTGGTTAGATATGGATGGGGTCATTAAGGCAGCAAATATTAATGGGGTCACGGACCTTATTATCAACAAGGCAGATATATTGGAGCAGGTTGGGGTATTTAAATATATTCACAACAATACACTGCATGAGGTATCTACTCTAAAAGAGTTCACCTCCCAAATAAACGATATTTTATATCAAAATACCGATATAGAAGAAATTACTTGGTCTATGACCCCAAACGGAATATAATATATTAATAAGTACCCCTTGACAAATTGGCCGGGTCGTATATATTTAGTGTATGGTTCACGGGTGGTTAGCTCAGTTGGTTAGAGCATCTCGTTTACACCGAGAGGGTCGGGGGTTCGAATCCCTCACTACCCATACGCGGGTGTCGTATAACGGCTATTACCCCAGCCTTCCAAGCTGGTGACGAGGGTTCGACTCCCTCTACCCGCTCTTTGCTCTTGTGACGGAATCGGCAGACGTAGCGGACTCAAAATCCGCCGCCCCTCAAGGCGTGTGGGTTCGACTCCCACCGAGAGCATGGGACTTGACAAATTTGGAAGTGTTGTTTATATTTATATTTCTATACCACGCCGCGTTCTTCTATCGGCTAGGAAGCCGGACTTTCACTCCGGTAAGACGGGTTCGATTCCCGTACGCGGTATGAACGTTCAAGGAGCTGTATATGCCACATCCAAAAAAGTGCGGTAAGGGTCGTCGTAAGATTGGCTCAAAGAAACGAAACAATCGTTGGAAAAACAGAAAACGTAAGCATTAGTTCTATCCGAGGCCTTTTCCCTACCTTTCACCTCGTAAATAGCCTTCGGGCGAATGGAAAGACTTTTAAAATGATAGGGCGGGTTCTAGGGTCGTTAGGCCTAGAGACTTTTTGGCTAGTTTAGTATGGAAACTAGCAGGCGGTTTGGGGAAGCTTGACGAAGTGGTGTGTCCGCCTATATATTTTTAATGAGTGAGCTGATATCTCACAACACATCCCCCGCATTGCCCTCTCGTTCAATGGCAGGACTGCGGACTTTGGATCCGCTAATCGTGGTTCGAATCCACGGGGGGCAACTCGAAGTAGGTTACATTAACTTTTTATGGAGCGTACACAATGTACAAGTTCATTCTCGCAGTCGCAGTAATCAGTCTTTCAGCATGTGCAGCAAAGGAAACACAAGGCGAAGTTGCAGCAGATAGCACTGCCGCACCGATTGTAATTACCGATTCGACTGCAAAGCTTGACGTTTCCCACGGCGAATCTAGAAAACGGGGAAATTAAAATGGGACATACTCTTGAACGCCGGTCCCTACCTTTTTTGCGGTTCTAGTGTAATAGATAGCACGGTTGGCGTCCAGCCAACAGGTCCGGTGCAACTCCGTGGAACCGCTCTTCAAGGGGATTCTGTCGTTAGATGGAGTCCCCTTTTTACCTAAAAGGAGGTTATTATGCATCCGAACGAATTAAATGTATTAGTACAAACAGAAGATTTTATGAAGGAAGCTGAAGCACTTGGTCAACGCTATGTAGATGCGTTGAAGGAACAAATTTCCCGTCAAAAGGAAGGAAAACGGAAGTAAACCTTATATATTTGATATTTAAATATACGTCTATTGTGGAGCGGTTATGGAGAAACCAACGAAATACGTAAAAGCAACGTTGACAAATAGTTGTGTCCCTGCGTGTCTCGCTATGGTCACAGGCAAAACTCTCCAACGAGTCATCAAAGAAATATACGAACATTGGGAAAATGAAGGTCGATATCAAGGCGTAGAAGATGGTATCGTTGACCAGTACCTATCAAAAAATGGATATGCAATACAACGAATCAGTCACGAATACGAACCTAATAAGTTGTTAATTCCGAAGTGGCCCGTCAACCCATTCGCTCCAATTCACATAGTAGATGTATGGTCAAGCAATCCGCCTGGAATGCATGCAGTTGTGATGTTAAAAGACGGAACAGTATACGACCCATCTAATAGACGAATTAAAGATATCTCAATGTATCAACGAGTGTTCGGCATAACAGGAATATGGAAGGTAACTGACAAAGTATTTGATGTAAAATAGGGCCTGACCGGTTTCGACGGGATGTAGAGGCTTAAATCTTGTACCCAGTTTGGTAAGACTGGTAAAACAGACCGAAATTTTCAACTGGCAATCAATTAGCCCTCGCTGCGTAAGCAGCCTGACGAAGTAATCTGACCCACATAGGGTTACTATCGTTCATAGATGTGGTGTAGTGTTGGTGACGGCTGGTAACTAACATCAAACGGAACGTAGCCTAAGTCAACCTTACGTTTGTTCTTTGTCGAGAGGGGGACGAAAATATACAAAGAACTACGTACATAAAAGTTTAGGAAGAAGCAGTCTCGGACCAGGGTTCGACTCCCTGCAGGTCCACTCTAATAGTTACGAATCACAATTTTTTTGGAGTAGCCTATGTACAAAAAAATTCTTGGACAGATTCGTAAACTTTTTTTCAAGGAAGAGCGATATGATACGTCACTTCGTCGGCAATGTATCCTTGAAGAATATAAAGTTATATTTGAACAAGTAAGAAATGCTAACGACTTGACAAAGCTTTTGGAAGCACGTAAACTTATAAGAGACTTCCAACAAGGTATAATAGATGTTGGGGAAGATTCGTGGTCGCGCCCCTATCTGATGGACTTACATCGGGTATGGACAATCAAGTACAAATACTGGAAACGTCACAGAGGTAGATAATGCTAAAGAAAAAGGTTACAAAGTTCACAGGCGGTAAGTTACACGTAATGGAACGTAAAGCTCTGGTATGTCAGGGATGTAATCTTGTTACTGTGTCGGTGGCAAGCGATATTAGAGCAGTTACCTGTGCATATTGTGTACAGAAACAAGTCGCTCCGCCAGAAGGTATTAAACCCAAGTCAGTCGGTGAAAAGTTTCCCCGTGGTTGGGCATTGAAGGCTCGGTACGTTCATACAGACGGTCGAGTATTTATAAAGGGAAAGGACACCGGGGAAATAGTTACCCCAGAAGCTCCTAAACCCAAGAAAGAAAAAAAAGTTACAACAAAGAAGAAGGTAGTAAAAAAGAAGAGTCCTAAGCGGAGAAAGTGATGTTAAAATTACCAACCAAGTCGTTTCCCGTCATTCAACAATTTTTAAAGGACAACGAGATTTTGGTATATCGCTACATGGTATTGAGTATTTCCAGCGCGATAAAGAACAATAAGGACAAGACAGAATTGTTCTCATTTGGCGGAAACAATGAAAACGTAGCGATGGTTCGTAAAGCGGATTATGCAAAGGTTATTGAAGATGCGATTGGGCATTTCTCGAAAGCAGAAGAATATGAATACGCCGCATTCGCACGTGATTTGTTAAAGAAGTGGAAGATGATTGTCGAAGAACATCCAGAGTTGGTGGTGCGGTCACCGAGTCAGACGTTTCCTGTTCCTACGAGCATTGTGTTAAAGCAATTCGTAAAGGGTCGTATGGTATTTCGGACTAAAGCACTATTGACACAACGAAATCTATTTATTCGTGACCAGTACACTTGCCAGTACTGCGGTCGAAATAAGCAACAAATGCGGTCTGCCGAATTCTTGACCCGTGACCACGTACTCCCGCGTCACATCGGTGGTCGGGATATTTGGGAAAACGTAGTCACGTGCTGTAATTCGTGCAATAACAAGAAGGCATATCATCTATTAGAAGATATTAATATGACCCTCTTGAAAATTCCGACAGCACCTACTATATTTGAATTGTGGACTAGGCAACAGAAACGCCAATATCAAAATTAAACAAGGATACACACAATGGTTACGGAAGAACAGCTCGCAGAAAAGTACGAAAAGTTTATGGAGTATATCAAGGCTGATTCCCGTGCGGAAAAGCTCTTGGTAATGTATGAAGATTTTAACGGTGAGTTGTCAACCGCTCCCGCTTCTGGTAAGACGTATTTCCATAATGCGTTTCCCGGCGGATATCTTGACCACGTACTTCGAGTTACGGAAACAGCGCTACATCTCTCTTCCGTATACAAGAAGATTGGTGGTGATGTAGACTTCACCAAGCAGGAACTTATTTTCGCCGCAATCCATCACGATTTGGGTAAGCTTGGAAATCCCAACGAAGGTCCGTACTATGTTGACCAAGATTCTGATTGGCATCGGAAACGCGGTGAACTCTACAAGCAGAATGATAATCTTCAATATATGAAGGTTCCCGACCGCGCATTGTTCCTCTTGCAAAAGTATGGAATTGAAATCACACAAAAGGAATGGTTGGGTATTAAGTTATCTGACGGATTATATGATGATGGTTCAAAAGCATACTTAGTCAACTACGCCCCGTACGCGATGAAAACGAATCTTCCACGTATTATTCATTGGGCTGACCATATGTCCAGTCAATGTGAAAACGATAATTCACGATTCTAAAAATTAACATATAATATAACCGTTCAAAATGACTTGGACGGTTATATTTATATTAGACCTGCGCACAATGCGGGGTCAATAAACCGTACCGCTCAATAGTGAGGGTACATAACATTGGAGGTCATTTTATGACTCATTTAGTATTTCGCCCATTCGGGTCAACGGTTTTGAACAATCGGGACAACTTCATCAGCACGTTTGACAAGATGTTTGATGAATTCGCTCGGAGAGATTTCCCCGAACTCTTTCAACATTTTGGGGCAGAACCTTTTGGAAAGTCTGCATATCCAAAGGTCAATGTTATTACGAACGACGAAGCTGTAGTTATTGAAGCGGAACTCGCTGGTTACAAAAAGGATGAAATTGATATTGAAGTCAAGGAAGGCGTCTTGACTATTTCAGGTGGTGCATCACAATTGAACGAGCAAACTGATAAATCCGTTTATCTGCTTCGTGAACTCAAGCGTAGTTCGTTCAGTCGTTCATTTAAGCTCGGTGACCAATTGGATGCCTCAGCAGTCGGTGCAAAGTTTGATAATGGGTTATTGACAATTACTATCCAAAAATTGACAAAGGAGCCAGAAAGTACAAAGGTTACAATTAAGTAATTCACCATCAACCGGAGGTATGTATGTGCAGTTGTTCCGCAGGTTGTACGTGTAGTTGCTGTGTAAACCACATAACCGATTAATTAGGAGGTGATCGACATCGGTTATGTCTGGTACAAACCTTTAAGATTTAGGAGACATTGAATACTCTGTTTGCTGGAGCAGCCGTCTCTGCGATGGTAATGGCCAGTGCTTTGGAATTAGGTAAGTTAGTTGGTGTTTCATTCCTCTATCGTTATTGGTCTGAAATACCAAAAGCATTAAAAAGTTATATGCTGGTCGCAAGTATTACACTAATCGGTATCACTTCGGCAGGTATCTACGGATACTTGTCCTCAGCATATGCAAAGGTTGCAGCAGAACCATTAAAGATGAATGCTGATATTCAAATTTATAATTCACAAGCACAAACACTTGATGAAGAAATTAAACGTAAGACTGCACGATTGGACCAAATCATTTCACTCCGTGGTCAACAAGAAAATCGTATTGATAATCTCATCAGTAAAAGCACCACGGGGTCAAGTTCAGCAGTTCGGTCAGCACAAAATAGTTTGAATGAATTAAATAGAACCGCTACGGCATTACAAAAAGAAATCAACCAAACATCCGCTCAACGTGATAGTTTGAAAGCACGTAGTTTAACAAAGGAAGTGGAAATCAACACTAACTCTGATATCGGAACATTTGTATACATTTCCAAAGCAATCGGAGTGGAACTTGATACTGTAGTCAAGTGGTTCATCTTAATTATTGTATTGGTATTCGACCCACTTTCTATTTGTTTAGTACTAGCATACAATTTCTTAACCAAACGAGAAGAAAAGAAGTATCAGATATACGGGGAAACCCAACGTACTCAGCCGCTAGAAAACGAGAAACGACCAGAAGAACCTACAGTAGTAAATCAAATACCAGAAGATTTATTGGCTAGATTGAATAGCGATGACCCGTTTCCGCAGTATATGACGAAAGAGGAAACTGAGAACGTATTAGATACATTTTGGAAGAAAAAGACTATTAGTAAGCACAAAGATATTAACTTATTTTAATACCCCTTGACAACTGCCCCAAAATTGAGTATATTTACTGTACTCTCTACTTGGAGGCTTTGTGCCTATTAATGTTGGTTATTGTTGTATTAATACATTATTAAATGACAAGGGTATTACCACGGGTCGTGCCATGCGAAAGGCTACGTTCGAGGCTAAAGGTCTAAAGTACGCCTCTGAACTTGCGTTAGCTAACGCTAAAGACCTTCTAACAATCCTCAAATGGAACGCCGAAAACGGTGTGACCGTATTTCGTATGGGGTCTGGTATTTTTCCGTGGGGCACTGAATACAAGGCGACGAGTCTCCCCGATTATTTCGCCATCGTTAGTACTCTCAAAGCAGCCGGTGACTATGCCAAGCAAACTGGTCAACGTATTACTGCGCACCCCGACCACTTTGTAAAGTTGGGTTCAATCAATCCAAAAGCAGTAGAGAACTCTATCAAAGACTTGGAACTCCATTCCGAAGTGTTTGACTATATGGGGCTGGAAGCTAGTCCGTATAACGCAATCAATATTCACGTTGGCATGAACTTCTCCGAAGAGACTGCACAGCGGTGGATTGATAATTTCCGTAGGCTGTCACCGAACCTTCAAGCACGCATGGTGGTCGAGAACGATGACAAGGAAAACTCATTCTCTATTGTTCAACTGTTTACCTACCTTCACGCAGAGCTAGGTATCCCGCTTACGTTTGACTATTTCCATCACCAGTTTCACCCCGATGGACTGACCACCCAAGAAGCCGCGGAACTCGCCGCTGGTACGTGGCCGGAAGGTATTACTCCACTCTTTCACTATAGCGAGAGTAAAAATGTTAATGAGAACGTTACGGGCAACCCTCGCGCTCACGCTGATTATGTGTTTTCTCGTATTGACGATTTTGGACTCACGTTGGATGTTGACCTCGAAGCAAAGGCAAAAGAACTAGCACTATTCAAATATCGGGAGTTGGTATGACAGAAAAGATAACTTCATTTTTCGAAGATGTAGTACAGTTTTTGTTTTTTCTATTGACAACAATAACACTTTCGTTTATATATGGTCTATATGGTATTTTTTTAGTCGTTCGTGAAATTAAGAATTTTCTAACACGGAAGGTATAATGACACCGTTGATTTCCTTTGCAATCACTACACATAATGAAGGGGAATATATTCGTGACCTTCTCGACCAGCTGATTCCACATTGTGAACAAACTGGTGATGAGATTGTGGTTGTGGATGATAATTCTACCGACCCATTCACTTCGTCTATGTTATACGATTATGCAGACAAGGATAAGATTGGGCTATATCAGCATGAACTGAATCACGACTTTGCCGCACATAAAAACTTTTTAAATAGTAAGTGTAATGGAGAATATATTTTCCAAGTGGATGCGGATGAGAAGTTTAACGGCAATCTATTAACTTATCTGCATGATATTGTAGATAATAACAAAAATATAGATGTGTTTCTTATTCCACGCGTCAACGTTGTTAGTGGATTGACTGACGACGATATTAGACGATGGGGATGGCGAATTAACGAGAAGGGTTGGGTAATGTTCCCCGACTATCAGACTCGTCTGTATCGGAACGCAGAATATATCAAGTGGGAAGGAAAGGTGCATGAGCGGATTGTTGGATACCAAACCCACGCACCACTTCCAGCAGAAGAAGAGTGGTCGCTGTATCACATCAAGGATATTGAACGTCAACGCAAACAAAACGATTACTATGACACAATTACACGATAAACAAGCTCTCACATACGACGACATCCAACTTATCCCTGCGTTTTCGGATATTGAATCTCGTCAGAATATTGACCTCACAACTAAACTAACAACTAATTATAGTATTAGGGTTCCATTCGTCGCATCTCCTATGGACACGGTTTGTGATAGTGAAATGGCAATCGCAATGGCAGAACTAGGTGGAGTGGGTATCATTCACCGGTTTATGACGATTGAAGAACAAGGTGCACAAGTACATCGTGTAAAGATGGCTGTTGATGCCGGTATTGCGGTGACCTATTTTGCAAACATAGATAATATGAGTGGGATGGATGAATGGGAAGCTGCTTTTAAAAGAATGAGACAAGTTCCAATCGCCGCAGCAATCGGTGCAAACGGTGACTATTTTGAACGAGCATTTGAGTTGGTTACTAAGGGTGCGAATATTATCTTGATTGACGTAGCACACGGATATCACACGTTTGTTCGTGATGCGTTAATGAGACTAAAAAAAGAACTTCCGTCTAATGTTGATATTATCGCAGGAAACGTTGCGACCGGTAAAGCAGCGCAAGCACTCCAAGACTGGGGAGCTGATGCAATTCGTGTTGGTATCGGTGGTGGGTCACTTTGTACCACCCGTATCAAGACTGGTTTCGGTGTTCCAAATGTGACCTCATTACAAGATTGTGCGCAAACAGTTAGTGTTCCTGTTATCGCATGTGGTGGTATCCGTAGTAGTGGTGATATTGCAAAGGCGTTGGGAGTTGGTGCAAACTCAGTAATCCTTGGGTCACTCTTGGCAGGAACAAAAGAAGCACCTGGTGCAATCATTGAGAAGCAGAATGGTTTATATAAGCGGTATCGTGGAGCTGCATCGTTGGAAACGAAGAGTGTCCACGGTCAAGCAAAACGAAATGTTGAAGGGGAGTCTACAGTAATTCCTTTTAAGGGTGGTGTGAAGTTTATTGTGGAAGGATTAACCGATGGATTGCGTTCCGCTCTGTCCTATGCCGGAGCACGGAATCTTGAAGAATTCTTCCCCGAATATGTGGTGGTCACGGGCGCAGGCATGGCGGAGGCTCGTCCTCACTTACTCTAAACGGAGGAACCTATGAAATACCTCTCTGTGGTAGTAATAGCATTAATGGTTATAGCAGCTGGTACAGCAAAGACAGTATATGTTCCCGATGGTGTGGTACGGTCAGAACCGACTGAATTGGAAAAGTTTCTTGACCATATGGCTCAACGGGAAAGTGACAATACACCAAGTGTAGTTAATAAATTTGGGATGATGGGTAAATATCAATTTGACCCAAGAACAGTTAAGGTCTTGGGGTTTCGGGTGTCAAAGAATCAATTCCTGCGTAATCCTCAATTACAGGACAGCGTAATGGTAAGCTATATGAGAGCAAATAACTCTCTACTGGACCGTATTATCGAAAATTACGAAGGTCGGAAGTTTAAGGGTATCAAAATCACCCGTTCTGGTGTTCTGGCTGCCGCTCATTTGGCTGGTGCTGGTAATGTTAAAAAGTATTTTACGGACGGGGACATGCACGGTAGGACGGATGCAAATGGTACGTCAATACGGGACTACTTGCAGGAATTCAACAAGTATAAACTAAGGGAAACTTTCTAATGTTAATTTTTTTGGTCGTGATCTTGACAATTCTTGTCACAGCGTTATCTTTCGCAACATATAACTTGTTAAAGAAAAACGAAAGGATGGAAGACGCAATTAATCAGTTTTACGGTCGCACAAATGCTACCGTAAGACTGATGCGTAGTTTAGATAGTCGTCAAATGTTTGAACAAGACGACGAAGTAGGAGCCGTTTTTAAACAATTGGTAGAATGCACAGATTTACTTTATGCATTCGTTACGGAGATACGTAATGGCAACAGTAACATCAACGAAGAAGAAGAGCGATAAGGTATATTTTACAGAAGATACTGAAAAGGCGATAATCGCATACAACAAGTCTACAGATTCAGACGAACGAGAACAAATATTTAGAAGTAAAATTCAAGGACCGCTTGATAAACTAGCAGAGAATGTTATCAATCGGTTCAAATTTCCATATATGGAGGGTACCTTCGACGAAATTAAGGCGCAGGTAGTCTCCTTTCTGGTTATCAATTTACATAAATTTACCGAAGATAAGGGTAAAGCGTTCTCATACTTCAGCGTAATAGCAAAAAATTATCTTATATTACACAACAATAACTCATATAAGGAAGAAAAGCGAGTATTGTACTTCTCAGACCAAACTGAAGAGTCGTTTACTTTGGAAGAAATGCTAATAGTGGAGCCGGAAACCCGTGACTCTACGGTAGATATGAAAGAATTTCTCCGTCTTTTGGTAGACTATTGGGAATTCAACACAACAAAGATATTCAAGAAAAAGCGTGACATAGAAATTGCTTCTGCTATCGTAAAACTTATCGAACGTATTGATAATATCGATAATTTTAACAAGAAAGCTCTTTATTTGATGGTTCGGGAGATGACTAATTATAAAACTGCTCACATTACCAAGGTCATCAATAAGATGCGTCCGCATATTATTAGAATGTTGGGAGAATTTAGACGCAACGGACCATTTTCTCAGAAATTCACAAAAATACCGACAGTAAACGGGCACAAATCAACTCGTTTATTATGAAAATGGTCCAACTCATCCGTACTCCAGAAGATGCGGCTGTGATTGGACCAATTGTGCAGGGATTCTTAGAAGTGAATGTCAAGAACGATGAACACTTGGTTCGTGTCGCACAAATTGCCCAACGCATCGTATCGGTTGGCGTCAAGTCTAATGCTTCTCTAGACGGATTATTGTCAGAAGAAGAAAAGAATGCACTGTTAAAGGATATCAACGTCGAAATCCAAGGACTTCAAGAAGATGTGAAGGACTTGGATGATGTGTTTGCAGAGAAGAGCTAATGTCATCATTTGGACCGATATCGTACAATATTGATATCAACCAACTGGGAGCGTCACAGTTCCCACGGTTTTCTATCACACAACCAACACCGTATCAAGATGGCTTGGTAGAAGATGTGATTTTAAACGAACTACATTCACAGTATGCGGCAGACGGTAGTAATGTTGGTATGGTTCAAGTTAGATTTATTCCCAGTGATAGAGGTGTGCCGAAGGAAAAATTAAACTGGGCGGCTCCGATTGATTCTAGTATACGTGAATATCCCTTAAAAAATGAACTGGTATTGGTATTTTATTCCCTCGGTCGTTTATTCTATACTCGCAGAATTAATTCAACCAATAAAATTACTGAAAGTTCTTGGCCTGGATTAAGTCAACGGTTTTCGCCCACCGAACCAAGTCAAAATCAGAGTGATGCGGCCCAGTTAGCGGCTCAAGGTGGAACCGCATACAGACCGTGGGGAAGTCAGCAACAGTTTAGTTTGGGTGATGAATTTAGCGAAAACCCAACAGTTCGTATGGTTCGACCGAACGAGGGTGATTTAATTGTACAAGGTAGATTTGGTAATATTATTAGATTTGGTTCAAGTCTGTTTAGTAATCCAAACACTAACACTCCACAGCCAAATATACTATTAACTGTTGGGCAGAGTCCTAATAAAATTACATCGATAGACATTAATAGAGATGGTACGCAAGAAACCGTAGTAGGTGGGACGTATGGACTAACCTACGAGGATATTAATAAGGATAAAAGCACTATTTGGATGGTTACCGATGAGCAGGTGGGGTTTGCGGCAGCAACGTTGGATAGTCCGGCCCACCTTAGGTCATCAGAAAACCAAAATTCAAACGTTTACACCGGAGCACAGATATTCATAAACTCCGATAGATTAGTCCTAAACAGTAAAATTAATGAAATTTCCCTATTTTCTAAGGCAGAAATCAACCTTAGTGCAGTAAAGTCGATAACGCTAGATTCTCAAGAATCGGTAAGAATGACGACAGATAGAGATATTAAGCTACAGGCATATAACGACGTTTTGATTAAAGGACGTACGGTATCTGTTGTGGCGTCAAACGATATATCCTACGGAACGTCAGGAAACTACATAATATCGGGTAAAAAGATATTTATAGGTTCGGGGCAAGACGAAACACAACCAATGGTTTTGGGCGGACAGTTATCTGTGTTTTTAAAGAACGTGGTATCTGCCTTACGAGATATAAGTATTTCATTTGTACCATCACCAACCGCCGCGGCGTCTGCTACAAGATTGGCAACAACATTAGCACAGCTGACAGCGGACATCTCGTTAGGTAAGGGAGCGTCTTTTAATAGTACAAGTAATTTTACTTCAAAAACCAATGACTGATTATGGCAATACCAAGTAATTTTTTACCAAACAATGCAGTCAGTTTACAAAATACGTCTGCGTCGGCAGCAGAAATTAGATTAGGTTTTCAATCTGTGCTTGATAATATTGTACCACCAAGTACATTTGTAAGTGGAAGTTTGGACGAAGCAAGAACTAAAGCACTAAATGCGGCTCAGATATATACGAATTCGCTACCTACAGCCCCAACGATTCCATCGTTTCCACTAAGTACTCCAGCGTTTCCTCCAAAACGGCCGTCGTTCGCAGAAATTAAAAATTATGTTGAAACAAGAATAGAAAGTATAAACATTAAACGACAACAAGAGTCGGTAACTGCACATAAGGAAACGCTTAAAGCACAAGAAAATCCATTTACCTATAGACAATCACTTAAAACTACAAAACAATCTACGATGGAAAATGTGGTTCTCGGAAGATTTAATACCAAATAGAGGATAATATATGGACAAAGCATTATTTCGGGCATATGTCAAAGAACTTGTAAAGGAAGCTGTGGAAGATGAAGTAAAGAAGGTTCTTCCTAAGTTATTAGAAGAAGCTGTTGCCGAAGTAAAAACTTTACAAGAAACAGCATCGCCATCACAAAAGTCAAAGTTCTCACGCTCTCAATTAGCTGAAATGATGGGATTAGAACGTAACGGAGATACTATTGTGGCAAAAACTGGTAAAATAATGCCAGTTCCTCCTGGCATGACAGAAGACAATCCAGCAGTTCAAGCAATTAACAAAGATTATTCCCAAGTTATGAAGGCTATGGGGTTGAGTAAGTAATATGGCACAAAAGTTCATTGGTGTAACTCTTCCGTTACGGCTTGGCCAAACAGGAATGTTTGAACAATCCACATCCGTTATCCAACAAGTACGGTCAAATTTTAAAAATTTGATTCTTACTAAAAAAGGAGAACGGTTGGGACATCCTGATTTAGGATGCGATTTATGGAAAATTTTGTTTGAACCAATGACTGATGATACATTAGAACGTGCTAGACTGGCTGTGGTAGAGGCTGTAGATCGTTGGTTACCATTTATTGAACTCACGGATTTTCAAATCACTAAATCAGATGCAGAAAATTCTTTAAATATAAATTGTGTATATAGATTTAGAAGTAATCCAAATGTGACGGACCAGGTAGCAATATCCACAGCAGCATTAGGTGCACCGTCAGTTGCGTTTCCATTTGAACCAAATTCTGTAGTACGTACGACCACACCTAGAAATAGAAACAGATTATAAGATAGACCTACTTTGGAGTTTTAAATGTCAAGTAATCAACCGGTAGTTATACAACCTCGGCCGAATGTCAAGCAGATTAATTACATCTCAAAGACATTTACTGACTTTCGGCAAAACTTAATAGAGTTTGCAAAGGCATATTATCCAAATACGTACTCTGACTTCAATGAAACATCACCTGGTATGATGTTTATTGAAATGGCGTCGTATGTGGGTGACGTATTGTCATTTTATATTGACAACCAATTTAAGGAAAATCTATTAGCATACGCAGAACAACCAGAAAACGTGGTGTCTATCGCACAATTCTTGGGGTATAAGCCAAAGTTAATTTATCCAGCAAGTGTCGTTGCAACACTATACCAATTAGCACCAGCGGTCTTGCAAAACGGAGTATATGTTCCCGACCCAAAATATCTCCTAAAAGTTGCAAGAGGTAGTGCGTTTACAACCTCGGGACAATCATCAATTCAATTTAGATTGGTTGAAGATGTCAACTTTACTGACATCACTAGTGAAAATTACATTGTTAATACGTTTAGTGGTGGAAATCCATCAACATTCATTGTAAGTAAGACGGCAAAACTCGTAGCAGCAACAGAAAAGACCACACAGTTTACCTTTGGAACGGCTCAAAAGTTCACATCGGTATTGATGCCAGATGAAAATGTTATTGGAATAGAAAGTGTGGTCGATTCCGATAATAATACGTGGTATGAAGTCGATTATCTTGCACAAGACGTTATTATGAGTGATGTAGAAGTAACTGCAAACAGTGAAACTGGTGCATTACCATCTGCTAAGTTGCGCTTAAAGAAAGTTCCGCGGAGATTTGTAACCAGAGTTAATAGAGAGTTCCGTATGGAATTATCATTTGGTTCTGGCACAGACGATGCCGCAGAGTTAGATTTAACTCTTGATTCTCGTCAAGTGGCAACTTCTCAATACGGGACAACTATTGAAAGTGCGCTGGGTAACGTTGCAATCAACAATGTAAATTTCTTGACAAGTAATGCATACGGAATATCACCAGCAAATACAACATTAACTGTGACATATTTGGTTGGTGGTGGTGTGGAAAGTAATACTCCATCAAATACAATTAATGTTGTGTCTGAGCTAATTACCTTAAACGATACAACAGACTATTCTACCGCTGAACTTAGTGCATTTAACGCAGCAGTGCAAACAGTAACTATTACAAATGATTTACCTGCGACTGGTGGTGGAGACGGTGAATCGTTAGACGAAATTCGACAAAATGCACTAGCGTTCTTCAACGCACAAAATCGTGCAGTTACCGCAGAAGATTACGCAGTACGAGCATACTCATTACCAGCAAAATATGGCCGTATTGCAAAGGCATATGCGATTCGTGATGAACAAATTAATAGAATTTTAGCAGCAAATAATGAAAGAACATATGTAGAAAACCCAGTAAAGCCCAACTCTATCAACTTATACACGTTGGGGTACGATACAAACGGTAATTTTGCAACACTGAATACTGTAACAAAAGATAATTTGGCCCGATATTTAGAACAATTTAGATTATTAACAGACGATGTTAACATTCTTGATGCGTTCGTAATTAATATTGGGGTACAATTTGACATATCTGTTCTTAGAAACTACAATGTAAACGATGTTTTAGCACGCAGTATTGGCACGGTACAAGAATTCTTTAATATTGATAGATGGAATATAAACCAACCAATTGTTTTAGCTGATATCTCATATGCTATTGGGTTAGTAGATGGAGTACAATCGGTTCGTGGTGTTAGAATCTTCAACAAGTATCAATTTAGAGATGGTGCAAACTATCAAAACTATCGATATGACATTGATGAAGCCACGATTAACGGAGTTATCTACCCAAGTCTTGACCCAAGTATATTTGAGTTGAAGTATCCACAAACTGACATTATAGGGAACGCAACACAATGAGAAAAATATTAACTGCCAGTAAGGACACGACTCTTTATCAAGCATATCCAACGAATAATGCTGGGTTAGATGAAATTTTAGAAATTGGTAAAGTTATCAACACTAGTGTAGACTTTACTAGTTCTACCGCATATGCTACTGGGTCGGCGCGTTCCTTAATTTATTTTGATTTACCAACTACACAAACGGTACCAGCTACCGCTAATTTCTTTTTAAATTTAAAACTAGCAAATGCTAACAATGTAAAAAGAAATCAAAAAATTATCATTTATAAGGTATCTCAATCGTGGGACGAAGGTAGTGGATTTTTCTATCAAAATGTAGAAAATGTAAATGATGGTGCAACATGGAGACAACTTGGTACTGCAACGTCATGGAGTTTAGCAGGAGGTGACTTCCTAACAACCTCTACTTCAGCAAGCTTAACGTTGTCAACATATCCATTACAAGACATTCGACTTGACGTTACAAGTATCCTCCAACCAATCGTCAGTCAATCTCTCCAAAACACATTTTATGGATTGGCTTTACAATTTCCGACAACGGATGAACAAGATACTACAAACAAGGGAAATATTAAAATATTCTCTACCCAAACACACACGATTCACCAACCTACATTGGAAGTAGCATGGGATAATCAAAGTTTTGTTACTGGAAGTTTAGCAGCTATTCCGTCTACTTTAAATGTTAAAATAGCTCCAACAAACTTAAAAGAAACATACACCAAGGGTGACATTACTAAAATAAATCTTGTCGTTCGTGATGAATATCCATTACGTTCATTTGATAGTACGTTACGATACAAGAACAAATATTATCTTCCAACATCATCGTACTACTCCATTGTGGATACACAAAGTAATACTACTGTTATCGGGTTTGATGACTACAGCAAGATTAGTACAGATGCCACGGGGTCTTATATCGTACTTGATACCACTCCATTATACTCTGGTAGATTCTATACATTAAAATTAAAGATTAACTCTGGGGATTATTCAAGAGTAATTGACACAGAAACACTATTTAAAGTTGAATAGTTTATGACCATCTCAATCGTAAATACACCAAATCCAGATAGCTCTAGTATCTCAAACAAAGAAATTATAGATTTGTCTATATCTTTGTTTGATGTGTCCGCGTCTGGACATAGTGGGTCGGTAGTGACTAACTACTCCTCCACTGGTCAAGTTGTGGTCGTTGGTAGTTCAAATCCAACGGGTAGTACCTACTATACCCCAATATACAAAGAAAAGTTGGATTATAATGTATGGGCTAGTAGAATTAATAAAAATTTCCAAGAGCTTAACTAATGGCAAATCAAAAGAATTTTAAGACTAATATCAACCAAGTATTGCAACAGTATAGCAAATATACTGTTTCTCGTGTTATTGGTAACAAGGCAGATGACTTGTTGGATATGGAAGTTCCCGCAGATTTTTCAGAAGCTTTATTAGAAAATAATATTGAAATTAACGTATATAGTTTGGCAGATAATAGTCTAATATTTTCTGACTTTATCCCAAACAACAGTCAAGCAATTCGTACAGAAACATTACAATATCCAGACAATACAAAACGTAACCTACTGTACATAGACTTTTCAAAACTACCAGAGTTACTTCTACCAGTTGGGCAGTATGAAGTTACACTAAACTTTTTTGCAAATGAAGTCGGTACATATGATGACCGAATTTTAAAAATAAATAAAATTTCACCATCAAGAAAAGAAGTAGAATTAAAACTTACTGACTTAACTAAGCAATCAACGCTAGAACAGTTTGCTATTCCACGTATCAGCGTAACTTGGATAGAACCAGTATTGAAGCAAATCTTTAATCAACCAAATTCGGACGGACTTAATGTACCGGCAAGCTCTGTTAAAATTGATAGTTCTACTATCTATAAAAACTTTGACAGTGGGTCCGGACAACGGCTAGTTCAGTATGGGTTTGATGAGGACAGTGGCACACAAATAGGCATCAATACGATTGCACAAAATGTATTAAACAACGCATATCCACTGGCATTGAAATCAGTTCAAACTTTAATTTCTTCGGGAAGTACATCATTTACAGAAACACAATTAGATACTATTGTGATTGAAGCTATTGATATAGCATACGACATCGCATTAGAAGATGAAAAGAATAATCCACAACGTTACCGGTTTGATTTAATATGAGTGCGTATAATATCCGTGAAAAGTTTTCTTATGCAATCGCATCAAGTAGTATAGATTACATCAGAAACTATAACTTTAATTCTGCGACGGTATCAGATATTCCGTTGTCTATGGCAAATTCTGATAGTGAAATACCAATTACCGTTAATATGACTGCCACCGTACCGTGGATACGTATTGTAGACCCAAATACGGGTAACAATTTACGCTATCCAACTGGGAATGTTGTCTTACAACCAAGTAGTAGTGCAGTTGTATTGGTCAAGTTAGACCTACCTTCTGACATAGAAAATACACCAGAATCTATTTTATATCCAAATATTAATCTAGAAATTAAGTCTGGAAGCTTTCCTATTATTTTACCAAGTTCTACCGCACTTCCTAAGAATGTAATAGTTACACAAAACGATATTTATACCATAGACGTAGGTGAGCGCGTAGAAGTAAATATCTGTGTTTACGATATCGACGGTAACCAAGATACATCTGCGATAGTGGAGTGGAAGTCAAATAATATGAGTATTGTACAAGTAGAACCACCACAAAATACTCAAGTTGATTATAATCCATATACTCCAAGAATTGTTCGTGGAATTTCGCCGGGGCAAACTACTGTGGTTGTTGACGCTGGGGACAGTAGAACAACTACTATTAGGTTTACAGTTAGAGAACCGTCCTATGATGGCAGTAACAACACCGATACAACTTCTCAACCCTAATTCATATGTCCAGAATATTTGTTAACACTCAAAATGAAGCATATAAAAGAGTAACCCAAAATGCACAAGGTGTGCAGTTTGGGCTAGGGGTTCCTACGGAATTAAGTCCAACGGAAATAGATGAGTTAGGACAAAAGTTTAACGAAATATTCTTTAATTCGGCTGACTTGCTCGAAACGAAACGCAAAATACAGATTATATTTGACAGTTTTACTGACCCAAAATTCTTTGGCGATGGTGCGGTTAAAATTGACAAAGTTGAAAAATATGCAAATGACTTACAGCTAGAAGCTCAACGAATAATAGCAAATAACAATTTTGAAAATTTAGCAACTGCTGGCGTAGTTGGTGCCGCAGGGTTTGGGGCAGCAGGAGCTATAGCGTTTAATTCGTCTTTAAACTTTGCAATAACTTCCGGTGGCACAGCAGCCTCCGGCGGTGGTGGGTTGCTCTCATTCACAGCGTCTGGAGCAGCAAACCTTATAGCAAGATATGCAGGACTTGCAGCAGTCATCCTTGCAGGAGTAAAACTTGCTGCTCAACGTAGACAACAGGGTAGAGAAGACAACTCTGCTCCGTGGAAAATGACCCGAGCAGATTTTCCAAATATCACTTCGCAGGCAATTGCAGGAAATAGTAATAGACGT